TTGTGCTTCAGGTATGTCCACATTCTTTAGCGTACCTTCATCCACAATTGGATGTCCAGTAGGTGTATGTTTCTCAGGCTTCCAGCCCTTCTCCATCAGACGAAAGGCTATCTGTTGGCGAGAACCTGGATTGAATACCTCAACCTTATCCTGCAACCTCTTGCCTGTCTTCTCCGAATATCTTTCATGAACAATGGGCGGGAAGATTTCCTGCATCTCTTGTTCGATATCCGCAGCTTCTTCTGCAAGTTTAGCTACAAGGATAGAAGCCTTTGGTATATCAAGACTGAATCCATTCTTCTCTTGTCGATCTATTATTGCACGAACATCATGCTCTAGTTTGATAGACCTAGCAGAGAACTTCTGTAGTTTAGGCAACAGGTGTTTGTATAACTTAATAGTTACTTCAACATCCTGTCTACAATACTCTAACATCTCCATGTTAAACTGAGAGAAGTCAGAGTAATCCATTTTGTATTCCCCTAGTCTTTGACCCCAAGCTTTCAAGCTATGTCCATTATCTAGGGAAGGTTCTACAATCTGTGATAGTATAAGAGTATCACGTATCTTAGACAGAGGTATCTTAGTATCAAGAAGATTGTTTAATACTGGTGCATCAAATGATACGCCATTGTGCATAACAATAACATCATATGTAGATAGTAATCTAGGCAGGCTGTCAAAGCCATTGTTATTTTCATACCACTCAAACTTCTCTCCTGTGTCTACATCTTGACCACATACACAGTGTACTATCTTTGCGTCAATACCATCTGTTTCAATGTCAAGTGCTATACGTTTCATAGTTCTATCAGTATCGCTTTCTCATAAGGGATGTGAAAAAAGTGTTCGCCTTTTTTAATGTATCTTCCTTTAGCTTCTTTAACTTCTGACGCTGCAACTACATCATCTTTGATACGCCATGCAGCCTTGAGGTCAGAACGAAGAATGTAAAAGTTAAAGAAGGAGTTATCTTTTCCAATTGATTTAACCTTATTGATTAGCTTGTGTTTACGATAAGGTATTCGTATCTCTTTCCAGTTAGGATTCCAATCACCGTTCCATGAGAACTTAACCTCAACCTCACTGAAGTACGAATTATAATTCTTTTCTGATTTAATGTCAACAGAAAAATCTTCTTCACTATCAGTAATTGTATGACCATTCTTAATTAGATAGGCCATGATCACATCTTTAGCTGACTGATCTGCGAGTTGGTATCTGTGCTTTGAGAACGGTATGTTCACTGCACCTTTGATCGGCTGTAACATTATATATAATCTCCAATGTCTGGTTCATTTGCTTTGGCATCGAAAGGATTATCAATCTCTGCCATACGTCCTGTAGTCTTGTCGTAAAGAAGGTATGTAGCCACACCAGTTTCACCTGCGTAACGGTTCTTCAGGACACGCACAGTCGTTGTGTTGGCTGCTACAGGGTCATCTGCCTGTTGATCACGTTCAAGCCCTATGACAGCATCTGAAAGCTGGGCAATGCTATGTGATCCACGAAGCATAGACAATGATATTTCTTTACCTTGTTCTGTTCCCTGATCACCAGAGCCACGGCGTAGGTGTGATACCAGAAGCATACCACACTGTGTCTCTTCTACAAGGGAACGTAGCTTGGTCATCAGCATGTCAATGTTCCTACGCTCATCACCATCGTCCAAACCTGACACCAAGATAGATAGGTGATCAATGACAATGAACTTACAGTCCATAGCTTTGACCATGTAACGTACACGAGACAGGATCTCATCAGTTGTGATAGATCCAAAGTGGTTGAAGGATATTAGTCGTGGGTTCTGGATTGTATCCTCAATGTATGGCTGAAGCTGATCCCTTGTATACTTCTTACGTTCTTCTTTAATGAAGAGCCTATCGTTAGCAGGGATGGACATCAGATGGAACATAGTCTGCTTCTTGTTTTCTTCCAAGTGAATGATGCCAATGTTTGCATCTGTATTCTTTAGCATGTGGTACTCTAGTTCGTACATCATGCTCGTCTTCCCGGCTCCTGTACCTGCAGTGATGGTAACGAGTTCACCAGTACGCATTCCATATAGCTTTTCATTTAGTCCAGCGAAGGGATACATTACAGTTTCATTATCATCTTCTTCAAATAGTGAATCAATATGATCACACAAACGAATGATACCTGCAGGTGTGTAAGGTGATGCTGCCCACCAGCCACGAGTAAACTCTTCACGTTGGTTCTGCTTCAGGTATTCGTTAGCATCTTTGAGTTTCATGTCCATGATCTTACATTTCATAGGCTCAAAGATTTGTGCAATCTTATTTGCAGCTTCAATTCCTGGACCGTCATTATCGAAACAGATCACAATAGTTTCAAAAGAGTTTAGGAAATCATACTGTGCTTTAACATCACGAACAGAACCTTGTGCGCCTGTCTTAACAGATACAACAGGCCACTTAGAACCAAGCAGTTCGTAGGCAGACATAGCATCTACCTCACCTTCACAGATTGTAATGTACTTACCACCCTTGTTAAACTTTTGCTGTCCAAACAAGGCTGCGTTAGTTACGTTACCTTCACAACGAAATGTTTTGTTCTCGACTGTTCTTGTTTTGTTAGCGACAATACTCTTGTCATTATCGTAGTATGGGTAGTGGTGTGCCATGACATTACCATTAGCACCAAGAGTTACCTTGACACCAAAGAACTCACACGTTTCTTTCTTGATACGGCGGTCAGCAATAGGTGCGAACACACCCTTATCTGTAACAGGTACATAGTTCTTCTGAACTGGTATGATCTGTTGTTGTGCTGTCGATTCCATACTGTTAGCCTTCCAATGTTTATCACATACGAAACAATGCTTGTGTCCATCTTGGAACACAACCCTACCATCAGACGATCCACAATCACATGCTTCACGTCTTACTTCTATGTCAGATGCATTACGATCCGTCATCATTACCTATTATCTCCCGAACCTTGTAGTGTTCCCTTACGCTGACGCTCTGCCAGCTTATACATATTATCTTTAGCTACGTCCTCAAGGCTTACACCAATTACATCTGCCACTGCAGCAACATACCAAAGTACATCACCAAGTTCACTGATGAGTTCTTTTTCCTTCTCAACTGAGTGACCATCCCTAATGAACTTCTTTACCTTGTTAGCAATCTCACCTGCCTCACCTGCCAAACCAAGGGTGGCATAGTATACACCCATGTCTGTTGGAAAGATAGCAGTTTTCATAGCCAACTTTTGATAATCATTCATGTTCATTTTGTTTTCTCCTAGTTCATATGCTTATGTTGAAAGTAAGTTCCGTATAGTTCACCCTCATCAAAGATTTGTAACATATCATTTACAATGACGGCATCGTATCCCATAGTCTTGGCTAAGTATGCCCTGTCTTCCATGAACTCTTTGATGTTGTCCACACCTTCAATGACTGATACTTTCTCTGCTGTTTCAAAATAAATCTTATGATCTCGCTGCATCTAGTATCTCCTTCTTGACAAGTTCAAGCATAAAGATCATGTCAGGTGCGTCATTAACTGCAAGGCTCATAAACAACTGATCGTCTTTTGTCCAACCAAGAATCATTACATCTCTAATGTCTTGCTCTAGTGCCTTACTGAATGCTTCCTCTACACTACGATCAATCTCTCTTTCATTATTGTCATCTACTACACTGAAAAGATTGATAATTTTATTTTCATCGTCCGACATAATCAGGTTCCATCCATTCTCTTGCAAACTGTTTTGCTTCTTTGTGTGTAGGTCTTGTAAAGAAACCAGTTAGTTTATTGTTACGGTATGTTTCAATGTGATATTCTTTTGATCCTCTGAAGTCTCTTCCTGGAATTTCAGATGCTTTTAGTTGTTCAGATAGTTCATACCATGCTTTGAATACCTTATATCTTTTCATCTTTCCACACCCATGACCCAATCTTCTGCCATGTTTTCCATGTACTGTTCTGAATGACCAGCCAGATTAAGTTCTTCAATGATGGCTGCGTCTTGTATCTTTACTATAGTATAGGAACCATCAGGCTCTTTGAAGATGCTTGCTTTTCTATAGGAGCCATCACCCCTAGAGCAATCTGCATCACTATAGAACTCATGTAATAACATTACTCAACATCTCCTTTACGCTCTACAATTTTAATGAACCTTTTAATACCGCTTTGTGCTTTCTCTAAGCTGTCGTGAATGTTATCAAGTAATTTACTTTCTGTCAAGGACAAAGTGTTTGATGCGCTGATAGCTTTGTCAATTGCACTCTTAACTTTCTTGAAGTCTTCCATCTTATTCATTACCTTAATTGTCATCTTCATCTCCTAAATTAAACTTGAACTTAACTAAGCTATGTGCTTCTTCTAGGTCTTGCATCTCAACCATTGACACCATTCTCATGCCACCCATGTCATTGTACATTGCAGTCCGTAACACAGAAGTAAGTAACTTGTCCATATCCTTTAATGCTTTCAACTGTGAAGGCTCAAGAAGATCAACGTGCTTCTGTTTGATTTTCTTTTCTTGCTCACGTTTCTTTTCCCAATAGGCCATGCGTTCATCACTCGACATGTTCTCATATTTCTTAGCCATCTTGTTTATCCTTTTCAGCTAAACATTTTTCTAGGTTCTCGTGCAGTTCTGCAATATGAATGTATGCATCCTGCAAGCTCTTCTGCAGCTCATGTATGTTCTGCATAAGTATTTGTTTTTCTGTAATAACTTCAGTCATCCCACAGTGCCTTGTTTATTGAATCAACATAGTCGTTTGTATCTGCCATGATATCTTCTGCTTCTTCCTTGGCAAGTTTCTTTGCTTCCTTCGCATCGTATCCTTCGTCAATGTATTGCTGATACAAATCCCGAAACAAACGCTTGCGATCTTTTTCCCATAGGTTGACAGTCATAGTCCTAGTTCCTTTTTTAATTGATGTTTGTTTATCTCATCGAAATCTTTTAAGTAATCTTCAGTATCATTGAGGAAGGAATTGATTTCATCAATGTCGATTTCGTTTGCAGATACGGCTGCGACTGTCTCTACATAGTCAAGATCGGTTGCAGATATTTCATAGTGATTATTATATTTTCTTTTTGTCATGACATTACCCTTTCTTTATCTGACAAAAATTAAACTTAGCGTTCCTAATATAGCGAACACCAACATAAATAGCATCATACAATACATAATCCAGTATGTCAATTTATCTTTCTCCTTGACATGAAAATTTTCCAGGTGTATAATCCTCTTTAGAGAAAGAAAGAAGATAATAAAAGATAATATTAATTACCTTTGTATCCTTTATAACCTTTATAGTCCTCTATTACGGGTGGGAGTTTCTTCCTGTTGAAAGAACCTTTACCCTTCTTAGGTGGCACGACACTAGCCCTACGCCTTGATAGGGCAACTGCTCTAGCGATAGGATTGATAGGGCTAATGCGTTTCATTTGTTACTCCTGTAGTCCGTGGTCAATATAATTTCTAACAGCGTAAGCAACGTCATGTATTGCACATCTTGTATCTGTTGGTGTTATGCTCAAATGTGTACGGTTTTGTCTAATAAATTCGTATGATTTGTTAGACCACAGTTCTTCTGCTAAATCTTCTGGCATGGTCTCTCCTAGATATACTTGTGATGCAAACCTGATATCATCAACAGTAATTTCTGGATCATACATAGGCATGGCTCACCTCATTTCTTCGTTGATGTAGTACACTAAGGAATCATCGTCAATCAGATCCGTAAGGTATTGATGGATTGATTCCTTCAATGCGTCTTCTTCATGTCCAATGTCATCGAACTCTATGTAAATTGTTACTGTTGTTTTAGACATATCAATCCATCCTTGTAATGTAGTAACCGTCAGTCGTAGGCAGTGCAGTGATTGCGTACTCATAGAAGTATACGTCACCATCCCTTGTCTTCATCTTGGCAATCCAAGGAAGGTCATCGTCATCTTCATGTTCGCTGCAGTAGTTGCCATCCTCAGTCACATAGCCACCAAACTTGTACAGTTCACCGAAGCCGTAGCGATCAGCCATCCATTGTACAAGATCATCCGATACTCTTGATTCCAAACTAAAGTTATACTCAAGAACCCAATGAGGTAACAACCCTAATGCCTCTTGGATTTGTTCACGAGGTGCATCAAATACTTTACTATTAATATCCATGTCTGTGTCTCCTAATCACACGATGTTTGTCTTGAAATAATCACTGTGTATACATCAGAACCATCACGTTTGTCAACCCCTTCATTGATAATTCTTGTGTCATATCCTAGTCGAGGATAACTGTTGAAGTAACTTGTGATCTTCTGATCTAAGATTTCTTTTGTTGGTGCTTCCATGTGTTCCTCTATCGTCTTCATCCCAACCTCTCCATAGTATGCAGTAACTCATTCATTTCCTTACGAGAATATGTTTTGTTATCTTCCATTCCTTCGATCATAAACTTAGTTACCTTTGCAATTTTGTGAATCCTGGAAATTCTAATCTTCCAAAC